TGATCGCGGCCTCATGGCCGCCCTCGTCGACCACGACCCCCAGCGGGTCATGCTTCGCGTTCATCTCGATCAGCCGCTGCACCGCCCACGACGTGCCCTGGCGGTAGTCGGCGACCTCGCCGTGCAGCAGCAGGTCCGTCCGCCACCCGGCCAGGCCGACCGCCGCGGCCGACTGGTCGTGCGCGAACACCGCCGACAGCACGACCCGCGGCACCGGATGAGACTCCGGATCGGCCAGGGCCGTCCACGCGGCCTGCGGGATGACCAGCCAGGAATCAGGCACGTCTTTCGGCACCCACTGATTCAGGTACGCCCGGCGGAACTCGTTCAGCGTCCCCTGATCCATGGCCTTCTGGTACTCCGCGCGGATCGCGTCCAGCGTGATCGTGCGGCCCAGCGCCGGCATGCACTGCCACCACACGGCCTCATCGCCCGGATCCGCGTCCTGCGGCGCGGACCACTCGAAATACGCCAGCCCGGCGCGGCGGTCCTCTTCCACGGCACGCCGCCCGGCCTTGACCTTCGCCTCGAGATACGGCGAAGCGCCCAGCCACCCGGCCGTCGAGATCCACATCAGCAGCTTGTTGACCCGGGTTATCATCGCCGGGCCGAACGCCTGCTCCAGCCGGAAGTCAGCCTGCGCGAACGCCTCGTCGATGTACGCCTCGTCGATCGTCCCGCCGTGCCCGGCCTTCTCCGTGGACGCCTCCAGGCCGAACCGGGAGCCGTTCACGAACCGGATGTGCTCGTTCCCGTTGGCCAGGTGCGGGTGAATCCGCCCCCGGAACGCCGCCGACGCCTGAAGGTCGGCGAGGAAGTCCTCTTCCCACTTCTCCCGGGCCTTCAGCCGCGTCTGCGCCGTGTAGACCAGCCGCTGCCGGGCCCCGTAGAACTTCGTGGCCGAACAGCGGTGCGTGAACTTCGCCTCGACGAACGTCGACTTGCCCGACTGCCGCGGCACCGTCAGGCCGCCCTCTGAGTACGCCAGCCTGCCCGTCGCCGGGTCGATCTCGCCGAGCACGTCCGCGACGTCCTGCTGCCACGGCATGAACGGCTTGCCCAGCCGGGCGGCCACTTTCCCGGTCGCCGGGCCGAGCGTGGCCCTACCCGGGGTCCTCTTCGTCCCGAACCGGGGCGGACAGCTCGTCATCAAGGTCGTCGTTGTCATCCACAGCCAGCCGTGAGAGTTCCAGGAGGTTCGCCCGGAGCTCGCGGTTCACCGCGGCCGTGGCCAGGCCCGCGCCCGCGTCGAGCGTGCGTGCCAGGTTCAGCGACATCTCGGCGAGCGCCTCGCCCATCGGGTGCGCCGTCACGATCGCCTCGAGGTCCGCGCGCACCTTCGCCGTGATCGGCCCGGCACGCCTGCGCTGAGCCGGCGACCCGTCGCGCTTACGCTGCGTAGCCAAGGGGGTGGTCCCCCCTCCCTGAGCCGGAGGGTTTTTTAATGACGTGGTGCGGCGTCATGAGCAACCACCCCGCCATGCACTATCTGCCCAGGTCAGAGCGTTGCAGCATGCGCGCTGGCACTCCGGCCGGTCACTGATGACCATGCCGGATGGTCCGATGGTCACTGATGACCGGTCGGATGGTCGATCAGGCCCGGTCGATGGTCACTGAGCGCAATGGCGGGTGGTCGTGCATTGAAGATGGATGCCTTCATGAATGATGACGGCCTTCTTAATGCATGCACCCCATCATGAATGGCGCGCCTTCTTATGGCGGTCACCATCTTGTGTAGGCGGCCCGTCTTGGCGTGCGCCTGCCTCGTCTTAGCCGGTTGCCCAGGCGTACGCCTGCCCTGATATTGCAGGCTGCGTGGGTTAGCCGCATAGGACCATCGTGTCCGCCGAGAGCACGCGGGATCACGTGGTCATAATGGAGGGCCTGCGTGCGGTGCATGGGCTGGCCGCATAGCTCGCATGACGTGCCGTCAGGCATGGCGGCGATGGCGTGCTTGCGGTCACGCTGGTGTGAGTACCCGAGCCCGACTGCCGTGGTATTGCCCTGCCTGGCCACGTCATACTGCCGGGGTCATGTCGTCAGCGAGCAGCTCGAGCACCCGGTTGGGGATGCTGAATGCCCAGCCGGACGATGTGGTGAACGATTCGCCGGCGTCGCTGAACACCTGCGCCTGGAGCTGCCCGCGCTGGGTTTCCCACAGGTGACGCAATAGCTCTTTGGCGGCGTGGATGATCCGTTCCGGCACGACCGCGCGGCCTGCCGTGTACACCACGTCCCATGGCCCGTAGTAGAACGGGATGGCGCCGAGCTGGGTCATGACGATGGCCGCCTCGGTGTCGACGATGAGGCTGCTGCCGGTCCAGTTCGGTCCGCCGGTCCATACCGACTGGACGGACGTGACGCTGATGACGGGCCGCTGCGCGAGGACGAGCTGGTAGCAGCCGTCGCTGACCCGCTGGGTGACGGCGTGGCGGACGCAGGGGCCGATCTTGGATTCGACGGCCTCGGTGACGGCCTGGAGGAAGTTGCGGAGCTCGTCGTCGTCGGCGGTCCAGGTGGCGGTGGTGCCGCCGGACAGGTGCGCCTTGGCCTCGGCCAGGCTGAGGACGGACCGGAAGTCGCGGACGCTGAAGTAGTCGGTGGCGGCGGTGCCGGGTCCCTGGGTGAGCCATGCGGCTTTGTGGAGGCCGGCCTGGGCGGTGGCGTAGTCGTAGCTGAGCACCCAGTCGGGGCCGGACGCGGCGCTGGCCAGGGATCCGCCGGTGGCTGTGACGGTGGTGGCGTCGGGCAGGGTGATGACCAGCGTGGCCGTGGATGGCGGGCCGGACTGGTTCTTGATGGTGAGGGTGGCGTGGTAGACCTGGCCGGTGTCGATCACGGCTGGCCTCCCGGTATCGCGGTGGTGAGCGTGCCGCCGCCTGGTGTCGCGGTGGCGAACACGGCCGGGATGATGGCCTGCCCGGTGGCCTGGAGTGCCTGTCCGAGCGAGACAGCGGCCTGCGCATTAGCGGCGAGTTGCAGCGCTGGCATGCGGGCGGTGCCGCTGCCGGCGGCTGCGCCTGCGAAGGCGGTGCTGACGAGCTGCGCTGACGGTGCGCGTGCCGTGCCTGAGCCGGTGGCTGCGCCTGCGGTGGCGGTGACGCTGGCTGCTGGCTGCGGCGCGGTGCCGGTTCCGGCCGCAGTACCTGCGTTCGCGGTTCCGCTGCCCGAGGTGGTGACCGATGGCTGCGGCGCGGTGCCGGTTCCGGCCGCAGTACCTGCGTTCGCGGTGACGGCCGCAGATGGCTGCGCGGCGGTGCCGGTGCCCGTGGCCTGCCCGGCGTTAGCAGTAATGGCTGCCGGGGGCGATGGCGCCTGCCCGGTGCCGGATGCCGCGCCGGCAGTGGTGGTGGCGGCGGCTGACGGCACGCGTGCCGCACCCTGCCCGGCGGGGACGCCGACTGCGGGCGTGACCTGCGCTGATGGTGCAGCCGCCGTGCCCTGGCCGGCGGCCGTGCCCGCGCTCGCTGATGCGCTGGGCGGTGCCAGGATGCCGGCGATGACCGCGGCCACGTCGCCGGAGCCGGTGTTGTTGGTGTGGATGCCGTCGAAGAAGTTCGCGTCGCCGCCGGCTGACGTCGGCTGCGGCATTCCCGGCGCCGAGGTCAGGTTGACGACCGTGCAGCCCGGCGTGGCCGACGCGACGGCCAGCGCGGCGGTCACGTAGGCGGCCCAGCCGCCGCCGTCCTTGAACGCCACGACCCCGGCCGAGGCGAATTCCTGGTACGGGATGATCAGCAGGACGGGGAGGGACGCGAGGGCGGCGTTCCCGCGGATGTAGGTGATCATCGCGGCCAGGTTGGCCTGGTACTGCGCCGCGGTGAACCCGCCGTCGAGCGCGTCAGAGTTGGCGTCGTTCAGGCCGAGGAAGATCCCGAAGAACCCGTTGTTCTCCAGCGCGGCCATGGAGACGCGCCAGTCCTCGCCGGCCTGCCGCCATCCGGCTGACAGGGTTGAGCAGTCCCAGCCGGAGATTCCCATGCCGTGGAATGTCAGGCCGGACGCTTCGTCGCCGGCGTAGTGGATCAGCCCGTCGACGTAGACGGTGCCGGATACCCACGCGACGGTGAGAACCTGCCCGGACGTGATCGTGACCGGCGTGGTGAGCTGGCCGTCCGCTGCGGTGCCGGAGTTCGAGACGGTGGTCGCGGACCCGGCGCCGACCTTGTACGACCAGGACCCGGATACGCCGCTTCCGGCGTTGTACCACAGGATCTTGACCGACGTGGTGCCGGACGGGGCGGTCCATGTCAGGGTGGCCGCGCCGGTCATCTGGGCGGCCAGGCGGACCGGGCCGATGTCGGCGTTGTTGACCGACCCGGATGCCAGCGTCCACGGCCACGTGAGGGACGACGTGCCGGTCGACTGGACGGGGATGAATCCGAGGCCGCCGCCTGTGCCGGCGGCGCCGCCGGGGTAGAGGGCGCGGACCTTGACGCTGGTCTGGGAGATGTACCGGCCGGTGAAGGTCGACGACCCCCACCCTTCGGTCATGGAGTCGCCGACGACGGGGATGTCGACCCGCTGGGTGGCTGCCAGGGCGAGGATCGACTGCAGCGACGGGAAAGTCACCGGCGGCAGCGCCGCGCCGGTCCCGGCGGCAGCGCCTGCGTTCGCGGTGACCGAGGCTGATGGCTGCGCCGCGGTTCCCGTGGCGGCCGCGGCGCCGGCGGCCGCGGTGGCGCCGGACGCGGCGGGCGGCGTCGGGTCGGTGAGCGGCACGTTCGGGCGCCGCGACTGACCCGCGTTCGCGAACGACGCCGGGGAGAGCAGCCCGGGCGCGTCCAGCGCGAACGGAGGCGGCCCGTCCGCCGGGTTCACCATCGTGAAGGTGACGGCCGACGCGATCGTCCCGGACGGCTGGGTGAAGTTACACGACTGCGGCCCGGTCGCGCTGGCGACCGCGAACCCGCCGAACACCGACCCGCCGGACTGCAGCGAGTACCCGGCGGTGTTCGCGGCGCTGAAGCTGCTGAACGCCCCCGCGTAGATCACGACCGGGGCGCCGGCGGCGCCGGTGACCGGCAGCGACGTCCACGATGTCCGCGCGGAGTAGTCAGTGGTGTCGGTCAGCCCGACTGGCAGCAGCGTGGCCGGGACGCCGCTCCACTCGTCGGCGACCGCCCACAGGAACACGTCGGCGGAGCCGGTCAGGGTGGCCGTGACCGACGTGACCGACGCCGTGGTGCGGCACCACGCGACGGTTGTCATGACCCAGCAGCCGTTCGCCGAGTCGAACACGTCGGCCGCTGGGGGGTTCTGGTTAGCCGCGGTGGTGGCGTAGTGCCATACGTTCGTCCCGCCGCTGCTGTCCGTGACGGACAGCAGCGGGAGCGCCGCGGCGCCGTTCGCTGACAGGACGGACAGGGTCAGGAAGTTCCCGGCGGTCGTGGTGACCGCGACGGCGGTGCTGGAGATGGTGCCGCCGCCGTTGGAGGCGGTCTGCACATGCGAGGTCACCGGCGTCCCCTAAGGCCCGGCCAGGGGCGTCCTAGTCGAGGGATTCGATCAGGAACTGGGTGCACTGGATGGTGGCGTTCGCGCCGGCCAGCGTCCCGCGGAGCATGATCGCCATCGCGGAGGTCGTGTCCAGCGCGGCGGCGGTCTCCCCGGAGATGTTCGGGGCTGGCAGTGTCATGCCGGGCGTCGCGGTCAGCGCGATCGGGTTAGCGGGGACGCCCGCGCCGGAGTTCCCGAGCTGCAGCCGTCCCTGTGTCGACAGCGTGTTCCCGGACGACCCGATGCCGGTGCAGCGGATGATCGTCTCCCACCACCACTGGATGCCGGTGATCGCGGTGGTGCCGGTGGTGATCCCGACGGGCGTGGCGAGCGTGGTGGGGGTGGCGCCGGCGGCCAGGAAGATCGTCGCGGTGGTGCTGGTCGTGGTGGTGGTGAGGAATCCCTGGCCGAGGACGCGGACGGCCGCGCCGGGGTACCACCAGTTCGCGGGCAGCGTGAAGTCCTTGGTCCCGGCGGCCTGGGGGCTGATTGTCGCGGTGGTGGCCGTGGTCAGCGCGGTGCCCTGGGTGGACTGCCACGGGGTGCCCCAGTTCAGCAGCCCGGACCATGACTGGATCGGCATCAGGTTCTCCTCCGGTCAGCGGGTCATGGCTAGGCGTAGGCGAACGAGAGCTGGAACACGGTGTTGGCCACCGTGTTGACCGTGGGCCACGCGATGGTGAACGTCCCGCCGGACGCGCCGAGCGACACCGCGCCGCCGAAGGAGTGCATGGCGAACCCCTGGTTGACCACCGTGCCGCCTGCCGTGCCGTTCGTGTTGTACACCAGGTCGCCGTTGGCGGTGATCGCGGACGTCAGCGTCCACGTCGGCGCCACCGAGTTCGCCAGGGTGAACGTCGCCGGGCTGCCGTTCGCCGAGCTCCACGTCTTGGTGCCCATCGTCACGCCGCCTGCGGT